CCAGTAGGCCACCATCGAATTGAGCACGTTGTCGAGCGCGCCGAGGATGTAGCCGCCCCACTCGCTCGTCGCCATGTCCGTCCACATCTGGTCCCACATGGCGGCCATGCCGATGCCCATGTCGGAGAAGACGTTCTGCACGGCCTCGATCCACGGGTCGAGCGATCCCATGATGGCCTGCTCGCCGCGAGCCCACGCCGCGGCCCATCCGGCCCACAGCACATCGACGGCCCCGGCGAGGTCGCCGGCCGCGATTGCCCGGTAGACGCCTTCGACGGTGAGATTGACGGTGTCGAGGAGATCACCGAAGACGGCGGTCAGATTGCCGATCGGATTGGCGAAGGCGTTGCCGATAACGCCCGCCAGCTTGCGGAAGTCCACGCCGGCCAGTGCCGCGCCGGCTGCCAGCCCGCCGAGGACCGCCACAGCCGCCAGCACCGGCCCGCTCGTGGCAAACGCCCCGACAGCGACCGCCGCGCCCTTGACCATTGCCAGAAAGCCGCTCACCGGCCCGATGGACGCCGCGATCGTGCGAGAGAGCGTCGTCATGGCGAAGCCGAGGGCGTACGTTGCCGTTCCCCAGACCGTGAAGTAGCCGCCGACCGCGACCGCCAGGCGGACGAGAGCCGCGTTGTCGCGGACGAACTTGGCGACAGCCTTCGCGGCACCGGCCACCACGTTGGCGATGCCGACGAACGCCGGCGCGACGGCCTCGCCGACAGCGTTTCCCACGTCCTTAAGCGCCCGCTCCATGTTCTGGATCTCAGCGGTTCGCTCGACGAACGCCCCGCCGACGGCAAGGATCGGGCCGGCAATCGCCGCCCCGATCGCCGCCATGCCCATGCCGGCCGATTCCAGCGTCATGCCGACATCGGCGATCTTCGTGTTGATCGTCGAAAGCGCCGACAGGAACTTCGAGGGATTCGCCCCGATCTCGACGTAGACCTGACCGCCGCGGACTGCTGATGCACTCATGGACTAGCCTCCGGCGGGACCGAACAAGGCTTCAAGGTCTTCCTGCGTTGCTTCTCGCTTCGGGGGCGGCGGTGCCTTACTGAACGGGTTGAGCTTGGATGCGTCGATCGCCGGCTTGCCCTGCCCACGGTTGGCGTTGGCGAATTGGGCCATCTTCTGCGCCGTGTGCCACCAGTCGGATTCCAGGCGAGCGTCACGCGCCGCCATCAACTCGCGGAGGGTGCGGTGGTCGGGGTCGAGTCCGGTGATGCCTGCACATTCCCAGATGACGGCCCAGGTGCCCGAATAGCCGCCTCCGCGCTGTCGATCATCTGATCCGCCAGCTCCTTCATCCTGGCTGACAGAGCCGCGATCGCGCTGCGGAGGCGCGGGGGGAAAAAAGCGACTAGCTCCTCTTCGACTGCCAGCCCTCCTTGCTCGAGCGACTCGCCCTTGAGTCCGTCGAGGAATTGCTCCTGCGTCAACCCCTTTTCGGTGACCTGCGGCAAGAGGATCGCGTACAGCGTGTCGCCGAGAGCGGAGAAGTTCGACCGCAAGACTTGGAACGTCCTGGCGATCTCGCCGGCGTCGATCAAGTCGAACGGCACCGCCTCGGTCGGGGCCGGCTCGTCGGCCGACTTCGGCGGAAGCACCACTAACACCGAGTCCTTGACTCTCTTCGCCGACGACACGGTCAGAGAGACGTGCCACGGCCTGCCCTCGTTGTCCTTGAACTCTTTCACGTGCGTAGTCCTGTTTGGGTCTTCGTCATCTGGATCGACCACCCCCGCTTGTCGTCGAGGGGAATCGAGTCGCTGACGTTGGCGACGACCGCCGTGAACGAGTAGCCGGCCAGCACGACAGCGATCTCAGTGCCGGCAATGGCTGCCGCGATGGCGGTCGTAGCCGCGGCGTCGTCGATTGTGTCGATGCTGATCGACACCCCATACCCGGTGTGGTACGAGATCGTCGCCCGGCTGCCGAACGGCGTGATCTCTCGCGTGGTGCCGGCAACGCTGACCTGCACGTCGCGGACGCCGGGAACGGTCACGCCGTCCCACGTCACGGAAACGTCACGCCCCAGAGAGATCGCCATGCCGCCCCCTCGTGGTCAGGAGGTCTTCTTCGCCGTCAGCGTGAACGTGACCGGCCCGTCAAGCGGCCGATTCTCCGAGACGTTGAGCACGGTGTAGCCGCTGCCGGCCGACGCCAGCGAGGTCATGACGGCCGTCGCGTCGAGGCACTCAATCTCGGCAACGCGGGTAACGAATCCGCCAGTGGCGGCCTTGAACGAAATGCCGCTTGCGTTGACTAAGCCGCGATGCGTCACGTCGATCGCGGTCACCTCCTGGTTCCAAGTGACGTTGATAATGCCGGTCGCGCCGTTGTGGCCCGTTGGTGCGCCGCCGTCCCGACCGAGAGCTACTGCCATTGTGATCTCTCCTTACTGGACGCCGCGGGTACAGGAAACGGAAAACGTGACCTTGTCGTCGAGCGGCTCGGACTGGCTGACGCTCGTAACGAGGAACTTGACCGAAGAGAGGTTGTGACCGTTGGCCCCGGTGGCAGTGACGGTGATCACGCTGCCGACAGACACGCCCGGCGCGTCGATGCACGTAAGGTCGAGCGTCTGCTCGGCCCACCCGCGAAGAATCGTCCGCTCGGTGTCGCCCGACTTGGTTTTGTCGATCTCGGTAAACGTGGTCGTGATCGACCCGTCGCTGACGTTGCTGACGCCGGTGTACGTGACGTTCTTGCCGAGGACGATCGTTTCGCCGGCCATGCGAGAGCCTCCGCTGGGGGTGTGGCTCTATCGTCAGCGGCAGGGCGGCGAGCCCGGAGGGGGTGTGGCGAGGTCAGAACAGCTTGAGCTGCTTCTGACCGCCGGATGCCGGGCCGGAAATGAAGTCTCGGAACGCCTCCGGGATCTTCGGCGCGGCCTTTTCAACGCCCTGCCCCATGTACCGGCGGCCCTTCACCCGGCGACGGCCCCAGAAGAAACTCTCGCCCCAGATCAGACGCCGACCGCGGCGGTATTCCACGAACTCGCGGACGCCCTTCGGCTCGTTGGACAGGGTGCCGAAGACGGCCCCGGCAAACTTCTTCGGAGCGCGCTTGGGGATGACCGAGCCCGGCGTGAACCACAGCGACACGCTGCCGCCGACTTCGTGCAGCTTGTTCATCGACGGAGCCATCCGCGGGCCAATCACCACCGACTGCGTGACCGAGTCGTAGTCGGAAATGATGTCCGACCGCAGGAATCCCTTAGGGAATCTGTCAGTCTTCCAACTCGTCACCCGATCCGGCTTGGGGATCTGGTAACGCTTGATGACGATCTGCCGGCCGTCCTTCGTTCCGCCGTCGATGAACTTCGGAAACGTCAATTCCTTGCGGACAGACATCGAGCGTTGGGTGGCGCGCCGGACTTCCATGCCGGCGATCTTGAGCGCCTTCGCCCGCCCGGTGCCTACGCGGGTCTTCAGTTCCGCCCACTTGAAGAGCGTGATGTTTTGAGCCTTGCGAATGGCCCGCTTTTCCGACGGCTCAAGCATCGACAAATCAACGTCGAACTGGATGCCGCCGGCACTGGTAATCCTGGCCCGCTGCTTCGGCATCATCCATGTCATGTCAGTGACTCCTCGGCACCTTGAACGTCACCACGATCCCCGCCCGCCACACGTTCCGCTCCTGCAACGCATCGCCGGGATTTTTCTCAACCACGATCGTCTGCGGCGACGTGACGCCGGTCGGCCACGTGATCCCCGGCCAGTTGTGGTCCTCGAGGTAGCCAAGCAGCTCCTCGAGCATCTCCAGCATCACGTCGCAGTCGGCCTCTTCCGGCGTGTGCCGGGCAAGGTAGATTTCGACCGCGTAGTCGCGCATGTGCGACGACCGGGCGATCCGCTCCGACTCAATCGAGCCGTCGGTGATGCAGATCACCGGGTCGGCGAGATCCTCGATGTCGTAGCTGGGGAAGTTCTTGCTCTCGACGAGCACCGTCGCGGCCGTCGCCGTAAACGTCACCGCGTCGAGCGAGGCGACGAGCGCCGTGATGATGTCCGCCTGGACGCTCATAGACTCGCCTCCATTGCCGCTGCGTTGCCCACGATCCGCTCGTCCCAGTGCAATTGTGCCGCCGCGGCCCTGGCATGCGTCAGGGCGTCCGCCTTGCGGCCGAGGTGCCAGAGGGCAATTGACGCAAGCTCTGCCGCCCTGGCCTTCGCCAGCGGGTCGGTGGCGTGGGTGCTGACCGGCGAGGCAATCGCCCGCTCGGCGAACTCCAGCGACCGCGGCCAGTCTTCGCCGTGGTGAGCAGCCAGAGCCAGCCGTTCCCACCCGTCCGGCTCGCCGGGCGATTCCCGCGCGGCTCGCTCGAGGTAAGCCCCGTCGCCGGTGATCGACGCCAGCCGCCGGAGAGCGTAGGCCCGCTCCGTCGGCGATCCGCCGGGCATCTTCAGGAAGCCGGCGAACTCGCCCGCCGCCGTCGGTATGCCGGCGTAGTCCAACTCCCGAGCGTAGTACCACCGCGCCCGTGCGTCGGCCGGCGACTCGTTGACCGCGACCTTGAGCAGCTCGAGATCGGTCTTGTGGGCCTTTCCCTTTTCGCGGTGGTGCTCGACCACCAGGCCGTCGCACTTCCGCTGCACCTTCTCGCCGGCCCAGCAGACGAGCCCCTCATGCGTGGCTTGCCGCCAGACAAATCCCGACCGAGCGTGGACCCGATCGCAATGGAACCGCAGGAGCGGACGGCCGGCGTCGTCCATGCTCCACCAGTAGTCGTAGACGAGGTTATTGGCGGTGCCGTCCCAAGCCGCTTCGATCGCCGCTCGCCAGCCCGGCTGGGGCCGCTCGTCGAGATCGACCCGGAAGGCGACATCGACATCCGGCGGCAGATTGCAAAGAGCCTGCGTCCAGGCGACATCCCATCGCCAAGGGACGACGTACGACCGAGCCACGGTCACGCCGGCCGCTTGGAGCAGCTCGACGGTGCCGTCGGTCGAGCCGGTGTCGGTGACCACGCGGACATCGGCATCGGCGGTCGCCGCGGCCCACGCTTCCGCGTGCTTGGCTTCGTTCTTTGCGAGGGCGTAAATCCCGATTCTCATAGCGTGTATTCCTTCGGATTGCCGACCGTGTACCACGCCAGCGGCTCTTCCACCCGCATGATCCCGGTGAGCCGGGAAGCCCGCTGCCAATAGTCCCAGTCCTCGCCGAAGCCGACGGCTTGCTGATCGCCCAACCGCTCGACGATCTTCGTGTGGCACATCGCCGTCGAGTTGATGACGGGATTCATGGCCCGGCAGATCGCGGTCACGTCGCGGGTCGTGTCGGTGATCTGCACGCCCTGCGTCTCGTGGTGGTAGCCGCTGACGACGCCGGCGGGATCGCGGTTGAAGGCGTTCGAGCAAAGCACCCCGTAACGGCCGTTCGACCCGACGGCCGCGAACTGCACCGCCGACTTGGTCTTCAGCCACTCGTCGTCGTCGTCGAGGAACGCTACCCACCCGGAGAATCCAATCTTCAGGACGTGCCGGATCGCGTCGTTTCGCACGGTGCCGACGGCGAACCCCGCCCCGGTTTCCTCGCGGCTCGACACGGCCCGCCGGAGGACCGTCAGCCGCGGGCTGCCGACAATCTCTTCGAGCCACTGATACCGCGGGTCGTCGGAGGCGTCATCCACGACGAACACTTCCGCCGGCGGGACGGTCTGCGTGAGCGCCGACCGGATTGCCCGCAGGCAGAGCCGGTAGCGGTTCCGCGTCGGGATGACGACGACGTAGTCATTCATTGGTAGCCCGCCAAGATGGTGCCGTTGTGGTCACATCGCCAGCAGTCAAACCAATCCGGGTGCAGCCGCCAAACGTTTGCCCACGTGTTCACCTCCCACGTGGCCTGCCCGGCCTCGATCTGCCGCTGGGCCTCAATCCGTACCGCCATGTCGAGCCACGACGCCATGTTCCGCGGCACGGCAAGCACCCCGCCGGCACAGTGCCACGCCACCCGCTCCGGAGGCACGGGTGCGAACGGCGGCCCCCAGATCGACGCCATGCCCACTCGGTCGCGGCACCGCTCGCCGGCACGCTCCGCCAGGCGTCGGATACCGTCAGCGGTGATGCCCGGAACGTGGAAGATTCCGAAATCGACCCACAGCAGCACTTCCGCGTCGGAGTAGCTAGCAGCGTCGGCGAGCCACGCCGTCTTCTGGTGCTGAACGCTCAGGAACGCCCGCGTGTCCTTGCCCACCGTGCCGTCCGGCAGCCCGGCCCCGTCGGACGCCTGCCAGTACCAGCAGCGCTCGAGCGACGCATGCAGCCGCAGCAGGCCGGGCCGGGACCGCATCACGGCCGACGGATCGAGGAACGCGACCGTCGGCAGCCCTGCATCGACGAGCTGCTGGCCAAGATCGGTGTACCGCTCGTGGCCGCGATGCTCGCTGTCGAGCCGGACGTACCCGGTCACGATATGGGCTGGAGCAGGTCGCATACGTCCTCCTCTGCGATTGAAGTCGTCCACGCTTCCGCGTCGTTGACGCCGAAGGCGACCACGATCTGCCCGTCGAGCCCGGCCAGCCCGGCCGCGAACTCGATCGACTTCGTGCCCTTGAACGAGAACAGCGGCGACCACCGGCGGAGCGTGAATCCGGCGTCAAACCATACAAACCGATGCTCGTACGCTCGCCGGCCGTCCTCGAGGTGTGCCACTTCGTGGACGATCGCCAGCCAGCCGCCGCGAACCGGCACGAGCTGCCCGCCGCCCCGGAAGCCTTTGGCAAGGTGCGGGGCCGCGCCGCGGCCGGTCACCTCGTACACGCCCGGCATGTCAGCATCGGCCGCCACGGTGACCGTCTGCCCGCCGTGGTTCGCGGCGTACAGCCAGCCGTCCTGGCCGTCGATCGGCATCCAATTCTTCTCGTGGACGCCGAGCCCTTCCCACTCGAGCACGCGGAGCCCGTGCATCCGGGCCTCGCCAACGTCGAGATCGGCAACCCCGATCCGGCACTGCCCTGCCCACGGTGCCGCGTCGCGGACCGTCGCGGAGACGCCGACGCCGCGGGGCGTCCGACGGAGCCGGCAGTCTTCCAGGCCGTGGACCGGGTAGCCGTTTGGCTCGTAGGCCGGCGGGACGATTACCTTGGCGTCGTAGGCATTTCCGTCGCGGTCGATCCGGCAGAGGATGTTCTCGGTCTTGATCGCGTCGCCGTCCTCCGGCGGGATCACGTACCGGCCGCCGGCGTCAATCCGATAGTTGCTCGACCGCACGATCGCCAGGAGGCCGGTGCCGTCGGCGATGACGGTAGGGTTGAACGTCGTCCAGCCGGCGTGGGCCGGCTCGACTTCGATCCGCTGGAACCTGTGAAACGCTAGCTCGGCCAACAGCGGCGTGTACCACGTTCGATTCGCCCGAGCCTGCCGCTCGAGGTCGTCCGGCAGCGGCACGTTGAGCAGCCGGTCGCTTGCTCGTCGTCCGGTGTCGATCTCGCCGCAATAAAATGCGTGGATTGCCAAGGCGTGAAGATGTTCTTGCATGCGGTCCTCCTCGGCTGGCAATCGTGCCGGGAGGGGCGAGGGGGGCGGAGGGGGTGCGTCACTCGCCCCACGGCATCGACTCAGGCGGCGGCATCATCGCCACCGCTTCATCCCACGGAATCACCTGCACGCTCGCCCCGAGGACCGATTGATCCGCGTTCAACCACATCGCGGCCAGGAGCCCGCCGGCCGCCACTTCCGTGAGAACATCTGCCCCGAGCATCAGCCGCCCATCGGTGAGCGGCGACGGGACCGGGACGCAGTTGCTCGATCCGTAGGCGGCATGAAGTTGGCCGAGCCTTGCGGCCAGGGCGGGGGCAAACACGAGCGCGAGCCCGCGGGCCTCGGCGTCACTGATCGGTATGGACAGGTCACGCAGCAGCATCGCGTTACATCCCGAGAGCGGTGTTGAACGCGGCCACGGCTTTAGAGAATGCCGACACTTGAGCGACGGTCATTGTCGAGCCAATCGAATACCATCCGAAGCGAGCGTCGGTGTAGCCGAGAACGCTGCTGCCAGAGTTGTTGTTAGCGAAAACAAACAACGAATGAGCGCTTGAATAGTTCTGGCTCGTGGTCGCGGTCGCTCCGCTTGCGGAACCGTTGCGGTACATCGTAGGCCAACTCGCAACAATGTTCCCTGCGGCAAGCGTGGCTGCTCCTGTTCCTACGTCATCGCCAAATCGGTCTGTGGATGTGGCAAATCGTGAGAAATAACAACACGGTGCGCTCGCGAAGCCATTCCTCATCGCAATTTCAAGAGAAAGCGTCGATCCGTTGTATGCACCGATACCCGTCCTGGCAGATGTCAGCGTGTTGGCGGTAACGATCCCCAGCCCCATATGAGTCGATGACGCCGCAAGAGTGTTTGCGGCGTATCCGGTGTTCAAGTATTTATTCGTGCCGTTGCCTTTAAGCCCACGAGTTGCACCGGCCTCAACGAAGTCGGCCGACACAAAGTTCACATTCGTATCTGTTGTGCTACCGTAGGTGGTGCCACCGAACGTCGGACCACGGTACAGGGGCACAAGAGCGCCGGAAACGTTGCCGCCGCAGAAGAGATTAAGTCGGTACAGCGCCGAGCGAAAAGCCCCGGCGTCAGCGGCCGCACAGAAATCCGACACTGCCCGCAGCGTCGTTGTCGAGATCGTGCCGCCGTTGGCCGAGACTCGACGCGCCCAGTCGATGGCTTCGTGGTGGATCGTCTCGGAGACAAAAAGCGGGAGCGGCATCAGATCACCCGCCACTGAGTGCCGTCATACTGAGCGACCACGTTTCCGCCGCCCGTTGGCGCGACCACCGAGCCTGCCCACGGCACCGCGAATCGAGCATTGGCGTTGGTCCCGGTCGCGTGATTGAACGTCGCCGACCCGGTGGTGCCGATGTTCAAAAACTGCTTCGTCGTTCCGGTCGGTCCCGTGATGTTGAGAGCCTGGATCGCCGCGCCGGTGGCCAGCGTCAGGTAGTACACGTCGAACGCGCCGTCAAGCGTCAAAGGGTTGTACGTGCCCGTGCCCGACAGCGAGACGCCGGTGACCGACGGAGCGTAGACGGGGCCAGTCGGGCCTTGCTCGCCAGCCGCACCGTTGCTGCCCGCGGCACCCGGCGCACCAGTCGGGCCGGTCACCGTGGACGCCGCGCCGTTGCTGCCCGCCGCCCCCTGGCTGCCCGTCGGCCCCGTAGCACCCGTGGCCCCGGCCGAACCGTTGCTCCCAGCCGCCCCGTTGCTGCCAGCCACGCCAGTCGGCCCTGTGTCGCCCTGGCTGCCGGCCGCACCCGTCGGGCCAGTCACAGACGCACCAGCCGGCCCGGTCACCGTGGACGCGGCACCCGCGGCCCCGGTTGCACCCGTCGGGCCGGTAGCGCCGCCGTTGGTGTTGAGAAACGTCAGAAGCTGCGAGAGCGTCGCCGCCCGCGTGCCGACGGTGCCCGTCGGGCCGGACGGCCGCGAGAGGATCAGAAAGTCGGTGCCGGTGACGCCGGTCGCCGCGGGCAGTTGATCGACACGCTTGAAGAGCGGCATGGTGTCAGCCCTGGGCGGTCAGCGGGACAACGATCTCTTCGCCCTGGTCGGTGATGATGTACGTCTGAT